TGGCCCCGAACTGTTCTTCCCCGAAGGCCCCGGCACGGTGATGCCCAACGATGCGCTGCAGAACCTCAGCAAGAGCAGCGGCGGCGGCGGCGCGCCCAGCATGACCATGAACGTTACCAACGCCAGCAGCCAGCCGGTGACGGCGCGCCAGACCGGCAGCAGCTTCGACGCCGACACGCGCAGCTACATGACCCATGTGATTCTGGAGGACCTGAGCCAGAACGGTCCCATCTCCACTGCGATGCGCGCCGGCGCCTAGGAGCCTACGCCTCTCGACTTCTTGACAAACTGACGGCGCAAGGTTGCGTCCACAGTGGACTGCCAGCCTCTACCGGTGGCTCTCAATGCGTCGATTACGTCGGACGATAAACGTATCGAGGTAAGGACCTTCGTGGGCGCCTTCTGCAGGCCGCGCCTCTTCCGGGATGCTTTCTGAATCGCTGAAAGTTTAGCCTGAAGGCTCGCGGGGAGATCCTCGAAACGCTTCGATCGGTCGAACATTTCTTTCGTCCACTCGGGGTTCTCGGCATCAGGAATCCCATCCTGCACTGGCTCTTTAGTTTTGGGCATATTGATTTCTCTCCTGTGCGTTTGCTTTGCGGAGGCTGATTGCGCGGATCGTATTCGGGGCGTCTTCATCGCGGAAGATGAGGGTGTAGAGCAGGGCGTCGAGCCAGCTAATGGCGATCACCCGGATTTCCCCATAGTCCTGCGAGTCGTCGTCAACGTAGTAGGCGGTGTCGAAATCGAAGTCTTCGGCCCGAGCCAACGAGATGCCATGCTTTCTGATGTTCTCGGCATCTTTTGCGGGGTCAAAGGTGACTTCCATGTATCTAATTGTATCGACAATAAACTAAGATGACAAGCGAAATATCGAAGATTAGAACTTCACGGAGAGGCCGGTGCCGCGCAGGGCATCGTTGACGGCCACCTCGGTGGCGGCGCGGGTGAAGTTGGCATCAAACTTCGCCCCCACCGTCTTCTCGACAAGTTCGGTCATCGGGAAGACCCCCTTCACATGTCCGTGACTGATGAGGAGGTACCAGGGCTCCGCATCTCTCGATCCGCCGTGCCAGCTCATCCCGCCGTGACGCACAAAGATGCACTGAATTCCCGACTTGGCCTTCTGGACGAAGGCGACAAACTCGGCTGTTCCCAACTTCTTCAGCGTCTTCTTGCCGATCACTCGCTTGACGGCACCGGCGCCCGAGCTGAAGCTGCCCTCATAGCTTTCCCCAAACTGCGCGTTTGCGGGCAACAGGGCCCGAGGACGGAGGTTGTCCGGGATCACACGTTTGCGGCTGGTGTATTTGAAGAGGTAATCGGTCGGGATCGCCAGCCAGCGGTGGCCGCCGACGGGAACCTTTTCGCCGCCATCCTGCTGCCGCGGCAGATAGTCGGGATGGCTTGCGTTGCCGGTGTCGGTGTAGACCTCGGCCATCATCTTCTCCTTGGTCGCCGGCGTGATCTTGGTATTCCGGACCGTCCAGTCGTTGCGGATATTGAACACGCCACCCTTCTCAAACTGGCGTACGACGGTCTGGGCGTCCTGGGCGGTCATAGTCAGCGCGCGCACGATGGTGAAGGGGAGCGACTGGTCGCGGAGAGCCTGTATCCCGCGGCGGGGTCCGTCGACGTCCACACTCACTTTGACCAGGTCGCCCATGCGGCCATTCTCCCGGCCTTTGCTAGTGTCGGGCAAGATGGCGCATAACTGGGGTGCGGCGGCGTGGACTCAGCACAGTCCCGGGCTTCGCCCCCAGTGTCATCTCCGGCGCCGCTGCAACGTGCTTCGCCCCGTTCTGGACCGCTTCCGCGGTGCTTTCACGCGCGTGAGCGCGTTGAGGACCGCACGAAGTGCCGGTTTTTGCACGATTCTGACAGAAGGCCTCAGAATCCCCGCGTGAGCAACCCAGCATTTCCGGAGCTGAGCCGCGCGCCCTCGCTGCGGACCAAGACCGCCACCATCGACCCCACGCTGCGCGATCCCATGGAGAACGGGATGCAGAGCACCCGCGCCAAGTTCACCCGGCGGCGGCGCAAGTGGCAGGTCACCATCGATTTTCTGACCAATGACGACTGGACCAGGCTCGAGACCTTCGTCCAGCAGGACGCAGTTTACGGCGCGCAGATCTTCACCTTCCAGGACAACCGCGATCCGCGCAACCCGGTGACGCTGCTGGTCCGCTTCGACCCCGTTCCCACCTACACCGACGCCGGCTATGTCGGCGCCGAGTTCCGCCAGAACGCCAGCTTCGGGATCTCGGAGGTCTGATGTCTACCCGGCCGCCGTTCTCCCTGCTCTCCGTCGTCGCCAACATCGAGCGCCACAAGCTCGCGTCCTCGGAGCCGTGGCTGCTGCTGATGGATCTCGCATGGCCTGGCACCGACCCGCTGACCGACACCCACCTGCGCCTGGTGCGCGACCTGAACCCCTGCACCTTCGACGCCAACGATGGCAACGGCCCGCAGACCTACACGCCGTTCAACTTCCAGATGGGCGACCTCAGCGTCAGCTCCAACGGCAGCGTGCCCGACTGCGAGGTCCAGGCCTCGAACGTGATGCGCGCGTTGCAGCAGACCATTGAGCAGTACGCCGGCGTCGTGGGCGCGGCGCTCGATCTCTACGCCGTCAACACCGCCAACCCCGCCGGCGAGCCCGACCTCACGCTGAGCTTCACCGTCAAACAGACCATCAGCGACGCCAAGCTGATCCACTTCAAACTGGGAGCTTCCAGCCCGCTGCGGAGATTGTTCCCGATCCACATGTACCGGCCGAACTTCTGCATCTGGCAGTACAACTCGCCAGACCTGCAGGCGCTTACCGCCGCGGCGATCACGGCCGGCCACCCGCTGGTGGATCCGCTGGGCGCGCAGTGCGGGTACATCGGCGCGCTGACCACCTGCAGCCACACCATCGACGGCGCCACCGGCTGCATCGCGCACAACAACCTGATCCGGATCGGGACGTTTCCCGGGATCGACACCAACGGCGCGGCCGTGGCGAGTGTCGCATGAGGAACCCCTGCTATCAGGACTTCAGCGACTATGCGGCCGAGGTCGCGAAGTGCCTACCGGCGCGGCTGTACGCGGACCTGGTTGGCAAGCCCTTTGCCGCGGGCGGACGCGGCCCGGATGTTTTCGACTGCGTCGGCCTGGCGGCGGAGATCCAGCGACGTCGCGGGCTGGCCGTTCCGGAGTTCTATTCGAGCGAGGCCGAGCTCCACCGCCAGATCGCGGCGGGCGGATTCCTCGCCGACTGCCAGCGCGTGCGCAAGCCGGAGCCGGGCTGCGTTGCGCTGCTCAAGATGGGTCTGCATGAGCATCACCTCGGCACGATGGTATCGCAGCACCGCATCCTCCACACCACGGCACAGACCCGCGGCGTGGTGGTCGAGTCCATCCTCGGGCCGCTGTTCAAAAACCGCATCCTCGGCTTTTATCTGCTGGCCAGCGAGCCGGCAAGTCAGCGAGTCAGCGAAAAACGCTTCGCGCCAGGCCTCGGCGCGTATTCCAACGGCGACGAGGGCGCCCGCCCATGATCACCATCGTCGAAGTCAAGAATCCGCTGCAGCCCTCGGCCGGCCGCACCACGCGGGAGATGGACTGGCACGGCGGCGAGCGCCTGGACAGCTTTCTGGTCCGGTGCGTCAGTCCGCGATCGGAGTTCGATCACATCACGGTCTCGCTCAACGGCCGCGTGTGGGAGCGCTCGCTGTGGGGCGAGCTGACTTTGAAGGACGGCGACTGCGTCGTCTGCGCGCCCCGGCTGGCGGGCGGAAGCCTGCTGCGCACGCTGGCCCAGGTTGGGGTGATGGCGGCCGCGGTGGCCGTGGGCGCAATTACCGGCGGCGCGGGCTTCGCTTTGATGGGACTCACCAGCGCGGCTACCGCGAGCCTGCTGGCCGGCGCGGTCTCGGTCGCGGGCAACCTGCTGATCTCCGCGTTCCTCAACAATCCCAGCAAAAAGTCCAGCTCGCCCAGCTACGCCTTCGATGGGCCGCAGTCGCTCGCGCAGTCGGGCACCGTCATCCCCAAAGGCTATGGGACGTTCCTCTCCGGCGGCAACATCGTCTCCAGCTTCGTCGACGTCGAGGGCGCCGATCAGTACATCAACGCGCTGGTGTGCTACGGCTACGGCCCGGCGCGCTCGATCACCGGGCTGCAGATCCAGGGCAAAGACATCGCCGAGTACGGGAACGTGAGCTACTACACCCGCCTCGGCAGCAATACTCAGACGCCCATCCCCGGCTTCAATCGCATTGTCAACGGCTACCCGCAGGACGCGCAGTGCCTCGCCGGCGTGCCTGTGATCGTGCCCGGCACCGGCGACCTTACCCAGGAGCTCCAGGTGGACGTCGTCTTCCCCGACGGCCTTTGGGTGCTGACCAATGACAACAACCTGATCCCCGCGACCATGACCTATCTGGTGGAGTATGCGCTCAACGGATCGACACCCGGCCCCTTTCCCGGCAACACCACAGCCGGGAGCACAACCGTCACGGGGGTCAACACCTTGCTGCTCACCGCCGGTCAGCCCATCTCGGGGGCGGGAATCCCGTCCGGGACGACGATTGCCCACGTCGGCACCGGCATAGGGATAGGCGCGGGTCCTTATGGCCCTTATGGGACGCTCATCCTCTCGGCTGCCGCCACCGTCACGGGAACCCCGAATTTGACCTGTACAGGGTATCCGGGCGGCCGGGAGGACTGGCAGCCGGCGCTCTACCCCGCCTCCACCGAGGACGTGGTCACCTACCACCTCGATGGGTCGCCCTATCCCTATCCCACCTGGTGCGCGATGGCCACCGACCTGGCGCCAGGCCTGGGCGTGGTCTACGCCACCGACAGCGGCTCGCATTATCCCGGCGAACCCTACGCCACCAGCGAGGGCGTTGAGGTCCTGAATCCGGATGGCACCACCTGGACCTACTCAAAGAACTGCACCGGCGAGTGGCAGCTCACCGTGCCCAACATCAACCTGGTCCTGGTGACCGGCTGGACCGCCGGCTACCAGAGCGCGACCTTCTGCCAGCAGACCGCGTGCTATCAGCGCACCACCATCTACATGCCGGCGGCGGGCAAATATGACGTGCGCATCACCAAGTACGGGTCCGCGCGCTGGGGCAGCCCTGGCGACATCTCGCCGGGGGACAACTGGTCGCCGCAGATCGGCCAGGACATCTGGGTTCACAACGTCAACGAGATCAGCCTGCTGGATCTCGCCTACCCCAACATGGTCCTGATTGGCGTGCGCGCACTGGCCACCGGGCAGATCTCCGGCGCCAACCTCAGCATCACCGCGCTGATTGAGTACGGCCTGCGGACGCTGGATAACAATGTGCTACCGGGAGCGTTACAAGCCTTCGAAGAGGACAACCCCGCCTGCGTCGCCGCGGACATGATGCTGGACGGCCTCTATGGCGGCGGCCAGTGGCCCGGCATCGTCGCCGCCAACATCGACCGCTTTATCGATGAGTGGGTCGCGTGGGCGGAGCTGAACGACGAGCTGGTCGACGACGGCAACGGCGGCAGCATCCGGCGCCACGTCTTCAACGGCGTCTTCGACAACGAGTCGAACCTGTGGGACCAGCTCAACGTGGTGGGGCGCATGTCGCGCGCGCAGCTCATCCCGCTGGGCCGCGACTACGGCGTCTTCCTCGACCAGGCCGATGTGCCGGTGCAGATCTTCACCATGGGCAACATCCTCGACGACAGCTTTAACGAGACCTGGATGGACATCGACGCGCGCGCCAACCAGGTCGAGATCCAGTTCGCCGACTCCACCCGCTACTACCGGCAGGATAACCCGCTGGTCTACATGGACCCAGCCAACCAGGATGCCGGCGTCGTCATCAAGAACGTGCGCGTCGACGGCAAGGGAATTACCGTGCCCGCGCAGGCCTGGCACCTGGCTCGCTTCAAAGAACGCTGCAACCAGTTTCTGCTGCGCACGGGCACGATCAAGTGCGACGTGGATGCGATCGCTTCGCGGCCCGGCAATGTCGTGATCCTGCAGCATGACGTGCCTGAATGGGGTTGGGGCGGCCGAACGTTGCCGGGTTCGACCGCTGCTTCCGTGCTGGTCGACCGCGACGATCTCCCCTTCGTCACTGGGACCAGCTACTCGCTGATTGTGCTCCTCGCCTCGGTGCAACGCTACGCCGGCACGGTGACCGCGGTCGCGCCAGTGATTGACGCCACCGGCGCCAACACCGGCACCCAGCTCACGCTCTCGAGCTTTGACAACGCCAACCGCGTCACCCGCGCCGTGGTTACGGCCGGCGCTGCCAGCTTCGACTCCCCGATCGTCAGTACAGGAGTGGGCCTGGTTGTCATCCAGCCGGTCGCGGGCTTTACGGCGGCGCCGGGCCAGAGCTATGAGCTCTTCGACACCGACGTGCTCGAAACCGCTACGGTGACCGGCATCTCGGCATCGGCTGGCCTTTCCGGTACGGGTGGCCTCAGCGTTGAACTCGGCACCCCGTTGTCGCAGGCGCCTGCAGACTATTCCACTTACTTTTATGGCCCGGCCGGCTCGCAGAAGCTGGTCCGCATCTTGACCATCCGCAAGGCTTCGGAGTTCCGCGCGAACATCGAGTGGATCGATTACAACCCGGACGTGTACGTGGATGCAACCCCCATCATCGGCGAAACCAGCGCGCAGAGCAGCAGCAACCCCGGCGTCACCAAGCTGACCGGCTTGCTGGTGCCGCAGTTGTCTGGGGGGGCTTTTATCCCCTTCGCCGCGCTGGCCTGGCAGAACGGGCCGGACACGGTCGGCGTGGGCATCTACGCGACCTACCTGAACCCCACCACCGGCGCGCCGGCCGGCAACCCGCAGATGGTCGCCCGGCTGAAGAGCAGCCCTACCTCCTGGCAGCAGCAGATGCAGGCGGGAACGGTGGTGGAGTATACGGTGGTCGGTTTCGACGTGAATAACGACTACGCGGGCTTCAACTCCGCGCCCACCGTCACCATCAGCGCAGTCGCGGCCGTGGTGGCCTCGCCCCAGGCCGGCACCCTCTACCCCATTGGCACCGGCTCGCTGACCCAGGTGGCGTACCCGTCCGGCACGGCGACCATCATCTGCAACCCGTTTACCGCGCAGGTCGGGCAGCTCTCGCTTTCCATCTTTCCCGGCGGGGCAGTCTCCATCCCCAGCCTGCTGCAGCAGACCACCTACTACGTCTATTACATCGACTTTGCCAACGCGGGCGGAAACGTCACGCCCATCGCCACCACCAACATCGCGGACTTCCTGGGCAAGCCTGGCTATTGGCTCATCGATTCGATCGTCACCGGCTACGCCAGCGCCACGGCGCGCTACGTTCCCACCGTGCGCAGCATCAACGGCGGGGCCTACGTCTCCGCGTCGCCGGTTGGCAGTTATGTTGCGGCCATCGGTTCGGTCGCGGGCACCAGCGTCTATCCGCAGACGGCGACCTCCTCGACCAGCGCCAAAGAGACATGGTCAGGCTTCCCGAGCCTCACCCTCGCCAGCGCTGTCACCCTCTACGTGGGTGCGGCCTATGGGATCACCCCGATCCCTTATGTCGCCGGAGGATCGGCGATGCCCGCCAGCATCGTGTGCAGCATCGGGGGGACGCCCACCACGCTCTTCAGCAGCAGCTCGGTCACGGGTCCGGCGACTTATACGGCGTCGGTGCCCGCAGGCACCAATCTGGACACCGTCAGCGTCACCTCGACGGTGTCGGGCGCCGGCGGCACCATCACGGCCGGCGCAACTGAGATCATCGGCGCCCTATCGGTCACTCCGATTTACATCCAGTAGACCGCTTCGCGGCGAGTGCCGAAAGTACCGCTGCTTTGACGGTTTTCCCCGAATGCCGCTATCACCTTGGGCATGTCCACGCCGATCACCCTTACCGGCACCACCACTGTCGCCAGCACTACCGTCTCGGCGCTTTCCAGCACCAGGCGCCTTTTCCCGGGCCAGACGATCGCCGGCGCGGGCATCCCGGGCGGCACGACCATCGTCTCCGTTTCCGGGGCCTCTCTCGTCCTCTCGGCCGCCGCCACGGCCGCCGCCACGGTCACGCTTACCGTCGCCCTGGTCGGCTTCACCGCATTCGTCGCCAACAACATTCAGGACGCCTCCGGACTTCCGCTGGCGGCGGGATCGCTGCTGGTGCAGCCGACGGACAACAACAACCTCCCCATCACCGCCAGCTCCGGCGGCGCGGGCGGCCAGATGGTGGTGGCGGCGGCAACCTTCCCGGTCGCGGCCGGGTCCATCGGCGCGGGCAATGTGGTTGCGGATACGGCGCTGACATTGCCAGCCAACATCTCGTTTCGCATCACGGTCCTCGACCCGCAAAGCCGCGTGCTGGCGGTTTACAAGGGCGTGCAGCCCACCGGCGCGACCTTCAACTTCGACACCTACACGCCCAACGTCCCGGCCCAGGCGCCGTATACCGTCGGGCTGCAAGGCGCGGCTGGATCGCCCGGATCGCCGGTCTTCGTCGACACAATCTCCGCGCTCACTTACCGGCTGGCTGTGGTCAGCGGCGCGCTCGGCCTGGTCCCGGCCAACGTGCTCGCAGACACGGTGACCGGCGATTGCTATGCCCTTGAAATTGTCAGCGGCGCCGCGACGCTCGTCTCCGTCGGGGCCACGCCTGGCGCTGCTTCCTCGCTCGGCTTCATCGATTCCGTCACCGGCCAACCCTACGCGCTCAGCGTGGTCAGCGGCGCCGAAACACTCACTTTGCTCTAGGAGACAAAAACATGAAGTTCCGCACCCTGTTGGCAGCAGCTTCACTTGCCCTGGCTTTATTCTTCGCGCCCGCAAACGCGCCGGCGCAGACGCGCACCTTTGTGACGCTGCCGAGCGTGCTGACATACTATGGCTCGACCTACTACAACGTGGGCGACCTGGTGACTTCGAGCAGCGTGACGTACATCTCGCTGGTGGCGAACAACCATGGCAACACACCGGCCTCGAGCCCGTCCGACTGGGCCGCGATCGGTGGCAGCGGCGGGGGCGGCGGCGGCGGCATCTCCCTGAGCGGAGACATTGGCGGAACCGACGCCACTCCGCTGGTGACTGGATTGCAAGGCCATGCGGTCTCCTCGACCGCGCCCGCAGCGGGTCAGTCTCCTCTCTGGAATGGCACTGCCTATGCGCCCACCAGCGTCCCCACGCTGGACTCCAATGGCCGCATCATCTACGCTGCCAGCCGGTACGGCGGTGTGCTGGGCAACGACAGTTCCGGCTACAATTTTGGCCCGGCAATATTCAGCAACGGCAACCAGATTCTCACTTTCAATGACGGCGGCGGGAGCGAGCCCGCGCTGATTATCGGCAATCCCCAACCTTCCAATGGAGCGGAGGTGAAGCTGGTGGGCGATGGTCTTTGTCAGTGGGCCAGTTGGAGTGCCGACTGGGGCGATGGGGCACTGAATAAGAACGCAGGAGGCTGCAACAATCCGAACGCCGCGCTCATGATGCAAGAGAACAACCAGACCATCATGGACTTCGAGCCGGACTACCACCCGAAGTTCCACGATAATGCGGGCAACCCGACCGTCTCCCCGATCTTCACCGGAGGGGCGGGCGGATCGAACTGCGGCACCGGTGCGACCTTCGATAAGGGTAGCAACGATGGGGCGGGAAGGATTGTGGTGGGCGCTTCGCCGCCGAGCGTCTGCCGAGTGACCTGGACCTTCCAATATGCCAATGCTCTTCCGGGGTGGGAGAATGCCGCTCCCCATTGCTCGGTGGAGAATGAAGGCCATCGGGCGACCGGCACCATTACCCTCAACACGAATCCCAACAGCGGCGACACGGTCACCATCCAGGGAACGGTGGTGACCTTCGGCAGTGACGTGCCGATCGGTTCGACTGCGGCCCTTACCGCGGCCAACCTGCCGAACTTCGTGGCAGGGTCTGGTCCCGCAGGCGCCGTCGTGCCAGGGACGGCTCCGGGAACCAATCCCACGCTGGCTCAATTCGATTACTCGCTCTCCGGTTCGGCCATCACCCTCACCTATACGTACATGGACGGCGTGACCGGGAACAGCGCAACCCTGGCGACCACGTCCGGCGGACGCATCACCGTCTCCGGCTCTACGCTGAGCGGCGGCGCGCTGCCGTCCAACCGCTATGTCGTGGCGCAGAGCGGGACCGGTGGCATGGCGATCTCGGCTCCGGGCGGTACGTTGAACACCGGAGACGTGCTCGCCTATACGTGCATGTCATATTGGTAAAACGTGGAAGCGCGTTGCGTTGAGAAGCTTCTAAAGGGGCCCCGAAAACCCGCCATTTTGACCCTTTTCCGGCGCACGCGGTAACACTAGCGTGCCGGAATCCGTGCCCCTGCGGCACGTGCGCGGACGGCCCTCCCCATCGAGGCTCCGCGCCCCGGTCCACTTTGCAGAAAAGGGGCCCCGCGTTGCAATGGAACACATTCTCGATTCCCAGCTCGACGCGACGGTGACCCCGCCGCAGCAACCGGGATTCCACCTTCCCTACGCCGTGGCCGCGCCCTTTGTGGGCCTCATCATCGCCGTGGCGACGTGGAGCTTTGCGCAGAGCGCGCGCCTGACGGCCGTCGAGACCGAGATCCGGCACCTGGCCACCTCCGACCAGGTGGCCGCGCAGACCCAGAAGCTGGATGACTTCCAGCGCGAGTACGAACGCGACCGCATCAACGACCGCATCGCCACCGAACGCGAGGCAAAATAATGGGCTTTGAATATCAGCAGTCCACCGGGCAACTGACCGGCACCGTCACCGCCGAAGGGTACAGCGGCAACGGCGCGGGCCTGAACAACCCAGCCATGCAGCAGGTCCACGCGGTGGGGCCGTTGCCCCAGGGCACCTACACCATCCAGCCGCCGCATGCGGACCCGAAGGTCGGGCCGATTGCCATGCACCTGGTCCCGGCGCCGGCCAATGAGATGTTCGGGCGCGGCGATTTTCTGATGCACGGCGACAATGCCGCCATGAACCACACCGCCTCCGAGGGCTGCATCATCCTGCCCAAGGCTGCACGCATCGCCATCGGCGCAGCCGTGCTCGCCGGCGATACCCAGCTCTCCGTGGTGGCTTGATGGCGAATGCCCCCACCTCGATCCGCGAGCAGATGGAGCAGGAACGCACCGCGCGCGCAGCCTGGGTCGCGGCCAACGCGAAGAAGCCCGCGGCGCAGGCCACCCCTTTCGCAACACCGATTCCAGTTCCACCGGCCGCGCCCACAACCGCGGCGCCGGCCGCAACCCTCCCCGTTCCGCAACCAGCACCCGCAGCACCCGCACCAACGGAGATCCCCATGACGTTTTTCCAGAAATTTGAAGCGGAGTTCAAAAAGCTCGTCGGCGAGGAGCCGGCGGTTGCAGTGAAGATCGCCGCCACGCTGCCGGTCGCCACCAAGCTGTTGACCACCATTCTCAAACTCGTCCCGGCCACCGCGGCGGAAGCTCCGGTGGTCGCGGCCATTGTTGCGAAGGTCCAGACCGGCCTGGTCACCAGCTCCGTCCTGATCCAGGGTGCGGCCAGCGACCCCACCGTGCCCGGCATCCTCAACGACGTTACCTCGAACCTCGGCTCCATCGAAGCCGCCGCCCAGATCAAGGACCCGGCAACCCTGGCCAAGCTCAACAGCACGGTCGCGGAGATCGCCGGCGAAGTCGGCGCAATCGCCGCCGCATTACCGACGGCGTAGCACTTCGTGCCGTTCTCGACGCGCTCGCGCGCGTGAAGGCAAAAACATGAAGAAGGTACTTTCCCTCGCGCTGGCCATCGCCCTCGGCACCTCGCCGATCGCGGTGGCCGTCGTGTGGGCGCTGTGGCCAGTCCACAACGCAGTGAACAGTGCCTCCTCACGGTTGAATGGCGTTCTGGACGGCGTGAACGGCGTGGTGAGCATACTACCTGCGCATATCGTCGCGGCACACGCGCGGCTGGATAGCAGCCTCGACACCCTGGACCACCAGGTGGCCACCGTCGGGCCTGTCGTCAAAAAGGCCGGCCCGGTGCTCGACAATCTGGCGTCCACCGAGAAGACACTGGGCGACGCGGCCGACCTCACCTCGCATCGCCTCAACGATCTCTGCCCCACTCCCACGGCCGTCGACGCGGCCATCCACCCGTGCGGCTCGCTCGCGGATTTCAACCGCAGCCTGGCGACCTTCCGCGGTACCAGCGGCGAAGTTGAGAAGTCCCTCCTTGTGTTCAACACGCACGAGAGCGATCTGTTTACGCAGGAGAGCACTGCATACGTTGGGATGAATAAGTCGGTGCTGGACTTCGATGCGCTGGTTTCCGACACGGCCTTCAAGGCGACCGTCCGCAATGCGGCGACCATCAGCGGGAACTTCGCGGCGATGACAACCGACGGGAAAGACTGGCTGCACCTGAAGCTCTACCCCACCCAGAAAAAAGGCTTCGTCAGCGGCTTCGATGCGACGGGCGACGCGGTCAAGCACTGGATGCCGCCAATCTTCTAACCGACGAAAGGGAATCATGACCACTGAAACTGCAACCGAGACCATTGCCGTCGTAAAGCCAACCCCCAAAGAGATCGATCGCCTGATCGTCGAGTACGCCTCGGCGCAGAAGACGCTGCTCTCCGCACAGACAATCTCGTCGGTGGCCTCGGCCGCCGCCGGCAAGCTGAAGGCCCAGCTCACGCTGCTGGTCGAGGCGCACGGCGTGCTGCAGCCCAGCGGCAAGACGAAGCGGCTGGAAGGCCTGCGCAACGCCGCCAAGACCACCACCGGCACCACGGTTTCGGTCGACGGCGCCGCGGTCGAGAACTTCAAGACCTACCTCGACAAGTCGGAGATGCCGGATCTGGTTGAGCGATTTTTTGCCAAGCATGTCAGCTACTCGCTGGTCGCCGGACCGTCCGAGGTGCTGGCCACGCTGAGCCTGGGCGAACGCATCCGGACGAAAATGGCTTCGCTGCTCGGGCTGTGTAACAAGGTCACCACCAAGAACCCCTCGCTCTCGATTGAAGTGATCGAAGCAATGGCGCCGGCGAAGGCGGCCTGACATGTCCTTGATGGGATCGGGAATCCAGATGCGCGCGCCGGCAGTACTGCCCAGCTCGGCGATCCCGCGCGGGCAGCAATCGCTGGCCGAGCTGACGCGGTGTAAGCGATCCAGCGGCCGGACGTGTGCCATGCACCGCGGGCCGGAGAAGCAGGGAACAGGGCGCCACCTGGGCACACTATCTCCGCCACCCAAAGGCGAATTCGCGGCGTCGATCCGGACGCCGGTCTTTACCGCGGCGTTTGTCCGCGACCCGGCCGACGCTCCTGCGTCGCGACCCGGCATGGTCTATGTGATCGAAGGCCCCGGCGGGGAGCAGCTTCCTTGTAGCTGGGTCAATGCCGGCGGCATGGCTTGCCCTTCGCCGATGAGATTTAGCGACAGCGAATCGGCGCAGGGATTCCTCGCCATCTTTGCGCGGCTGGGGCACGACTATCCCGGCTTCACCATCCAGGAGCGACGTCTCGCACGCCCGGCAGAGCGGCGCAAGCCGTGAAACGCCGGCGGCGCGGGTGCGGGTGCTTCTTCGGCTGGGAGGAAGAAGGCGAGGAGTGGGCGATGTTGGGCGAGAGCAACACCAAGTCGGCGCGACTATTCCGTGAGCGCTCAAGCATGAGGCGGCTGCCATGAACCTGGGCGAGTACATCTGCGCGATCTTCTCCGCCTCCAGCGTTGCCAGCTTCTCGCGTTGGGCAACCGGCTGCACGGTGCTCACCGGCTGCTGGGCAGTCATCCACCTCACCCAGCTCAACCACGCGCTGCCAGCCCCCGCGGACCTCGCTGCGCTGGCATTGTGGATGACGGCGCCCTACGGCATCAACAAGGTCGCCGGCGCCTGGCTGGACAAACCGGCGGCAGGGAAGCCGGAAGGCTCTTAGGCGCTTAGGTGCCTGCGTGCCTCGAGCGCTCAGGCTGGCCCAGTGGGCGTAGGATTGCAGCAGGCTCAAGACCAAGTTTCGAGGTTTCGCCTCACCCTTCTCTGGGGGGTGAGGCCCTTTTTTTGGGGGGTTGGTTTGCGCGACGTTTCGGGTTAGCTGCACGGGGCCGGTGCAGCAGCCACTTGCGGGCGCGCGGAGGTTGCCAGAGGGGAATTACCGGGTGGATTGGGGTGGCGAAAAAGAGGGGTTTTTGGGGGCGTCAGAGCGTCTGGAAGAACGTCTGATAAGAATCATTATGTATCCTGCGCTGTTCTTTCGCATGACGAATTGGTAACCCCTGTTGCCTTCCCGGTTACCCCATTATTGCGCGACCTACGCACTAATTCCCTTCGTCCTGGGAAACAGTCTAAACTACTCGCTCTATTGGTCAAGTGCCTCCGGAGGTTCACCATGGCCCGTCCTGTTTCCTGGCTTCAGCGTGCGCCCGCGATACTCCACGCGGTCACAATTTCGAAGCGTCCCCGCTACGGCGCCCTCGATATCCAGAACCTCTTCACCCTGCAGCCGCGCCGGGCCCAGGAGTTGATGAAGATGCTCCCGCGCATCGAGGTTGGGATGGCCCTCCAGGTCTCGCGCGAGGATCTGCTGGCCTTCCTGGAGCGTGTGCTGGCCGCCGCGCCGCCGGGATGCGGCCACCATGCCGCCGGCGAAGCGATCACCGGCCTCTTCACCCAGATCCTCGCTGCCGGGGCGCCAGTGACCCGTGAGCAGCCCGCTACGCCCGTGTGGCCCGTGCGCCTGACCCCGCGGGCGCGATCGCTGGCTTCCCTGCCTGAATCGATCCTGGTCAGCCGCGGGTACGTCCACATCTCCGGCCGCACGCGCGAGGAGGTTGCCGAGGCGCTGCTGGCTTTGTCGGAGGTCATCGAGGGCGATGAGTTCGCCGCGCGCTTCGAACTGAGCAAGCCGGTGCAGCGCGTCGACCCGGGGGCGCTGGAAGTGCGGGGAATGTTCGCCGAGTTGGAGCAGATGGAAGCCGCCCACGCGCAGGCCCACGCGGCCGCCTAGCCCAACTGCCCTCCAATTGCCAAAGGTTGGCGAGCATCCGCAGAAAAACTTCGTCATGCGCGGATGGCGGGACCGAGCCCGCATCGATGGCGGCCTGCACGCCCTCTTCCGCGATGTTGAAGTCGTGGCGGCCGGCGATGTAGGCCTCGTGCGCGGTGAGGGGCGTGGCCATGGGGCTAGGCTTCCTGGAGTTGCTGGACGGGTTTGCGCGCGCCTAGGTCGATAACGGGATACTCGTCGGGATAGAGGATCTCTTCACGGGTGACGAGGCCACCGAAAAAATTGGCGAGACGGGTCGCAATCTCCGGGCTGGCCGAGACTTTACCCTTCTCCAGCTTCGCAAGGTGAGACTGCGTCATCCCGACGCCCTCGGCCACATACGTCTGAGAAAATCCTCGGCGTTCGCGCGCCGCCTTCAAACGGGTCATTGGATACTTTTCAAGTGCCATAAGGCGCAAGGTTCCTTTCCACTTAGGTTCACTATGACTTGCACGGGAGGAATAGTCAAGCAAATATTGTGCCGAAAGGGTAACGCCGGCCCTCTCAATAAAAAGGCTTGACATGACTAGCGTCTTCCATGAGGATGACTAGTCATGAGCTTCCTTTTGTCTGCTACGCTACCTTGTACGCCGAGGTCCCTACTTGGCACCGGTGAATTTTCGCCGGTACCGCAGCTTCTCCCGATTGCGCGGCCGTGGCACTGGTTGGATCTGGCGCGGCCGATCTACCGCTTGATGGCGCACCCGCTCACGATGGCTCTGGGGTGGGGCGTGGTTTTTCTGCTGGCGTCGTTCAGCTTCTGGGCGGCGCTGATGGTGGCGCTGCTGTGAGTGCTTCGCCCCGTATTGGACGCGCGCCGCGCGTGACAGACGAACCAAGGAAGGCCCTCCCGATGAAGACGCTGCTCGACGCACTCACCATTTTGATTCCATGCAACACCACGATGACCAACCACGCCGCCGGCCACCTGGTGGCGGCACAGGTGGTCCATGAATTTCCGAAGCCGCTGCTGGATGCGAGGGGTGAGGCGCTATGAAGCAGTGGTCAGTGGTTAGTGGTTAGTTGTCAGTTTGAAAACGTGCGGAGGCTCTATGAAATGGCGGGTTGAGTTCAACGGCGCGGTCGACGTCGAGGCCGAGACGGAAGCGGAGGCGATTGCTGCCGGGTTCAAGCAACTGCTGTTCGAAGGCTCGGAGAACCTGCTGTTCGCCGACGCCGACGTTGCGTTGGAGATCCCCACCCAGGCGGCGCTGACCGAAGAGTTGGCTTACACCAAAGGCATCGTCGCGCAGTACGAGGCGGACGAGTTCCGGAGAGGAAAGGAGGTCGCGGACAATCGCCAGAGCTGAACGGGGCCGGGGGCGAAGCGACATGGAGAGCCCTCGGTCTCGACACCTAAAATTCTAAAGCCCATTGGCAACGTGGGTGTGTATGTGAACCGACGAAGGCACCCCAGAAAGAGATTTTTGCATGACAGAGAAAAAGTACTTCAACGACACAACGCCGTTTTCCTTCCAGGCATGCCAGTACGTGAATGACCTTGTCTATATGAGTATTGAGCCCGAGCAGCGGTGTGCCCTGTGGTACCTCGCTTTCAACGCGGGCAACGACGGGGTGACGGAGATTCGATTGAGCGACCTCGAACTGCACTTCGGCGGTTGCCCGCTGGAGACGGCGCGCCAGAGCCTCGATATCCTGGCGCGCGCGGGAATCATCGAGGTCCAGCAAACGAGTTCCGACACATATCGCTGCACCTTCACAGCCGCGCGACGCGGGGCGAAACAGGCCTGATTTGAGGTGACAGTTTGTCACTTCAAAAGGAGTAATTTTTGAGCACAACTTTAGTCGGCGCGGTCCTTAATCACGGCCCCGAGAACGGACCTCTCAGCCATGCCATGGTGGCTCTTGCAGACAATGCGGACGATTACGGTTTGGCGTGGCCTTCGCTCGAAACAATCGCGCTGAAGAGCCGGTGCGATGTGCGAACGGCGATGCGCCGCCTGAAGGCGCTGGAAAAGGCAGGATGGATCACCGTCCATCGCCGCGCGAAGGGGAAATACAGCGTTTACGTGATCGATATCGAGAAGCTCGGGGTGACGCTGAACGCGAAGAGCCGGCGGTCGGGATTCTGGGATGATCTGGAGAAAAAAATTAAGGCCCGGCGAGCGAAAGAAGGGATGCTGAAGCTGGCTCCGGCTAAAAAGTCACATGACAAAATGTCACCTCAAATCGGCCTTCCGCTGGATGTTTCAGGTGACACCAGCGGTAAGTTTGAGGTGACAACCACGGCAATTTCACATGACACCAGTGGTAATTCCCTTAAAGTACTTAACCGTAAGGAACCATCATTGAACCAAAGAACCTACCCTACCCTCCCTGGGAGGGAGGGTGAGATCGACCCGGTTGATCGCGGACGATGGAACAGCCTGCTGGTGGAACTCAAGCAAGGGCTCTGCTCGACACCGGCGAACGTCGAGCGGGCGAAGCGCTGGAAGGCCATCAAGCCCGGGGAAAACGACTACGACGCCTGCTTCCGCGCGTGGTGGCTGCTCGAAGTGGAGCGCACAGCGAGCGGACTGCGGCTGATCACGCACGCCGGCGACGAGCCCACAACCGAGGCTGGCATAGCGAAGTACGAAAAGCGGCTGCAGAGCCTGGTCCGCAAACACTTCGAACTGGGCGCGGACGCTGAAGTGGCCTTCGAGGTCCGAGTCGGGGACAAAACAAGCAACGGCCACACCGCCGATGAAGGGCAAAGCAACGGCAACGGCGCGCCGCACGGCGACACGGAGAGCCACGGCCCGAATGGCGAAACGCTGGTGGACATGCTGCTGGGCGCGATGCCCGATCCGTGGCACCAAGTGAAGTGCGAGCTTGCGGCCCAATTGCAGAAGCTCGGCAAGCGCGACCTGGGCGACAAGCTGGACTGGTATCGCCAGTCGATCGAGCCCACGCGGCTGTTGCGGATCGAGGACGAGGGAGGCAAGCCAGTGTGGAAGGTGCTCAGCGACGCGCCAAAGAAGACGCGCGCGGTGATGTCGCTGCTCGGCCGGCACTTCAATCTGGCGGTGAATAAAGTCGTCGGCGGCGAAGTGCAGATCGTGGTCTTGAACCCGGAAGGCGGCGAGTGATGGCGTGGCTGCGAAGTTTGCTGGCGTACTGGCGGCGCTGGAACGAGTGGTAAGCGAGAGCGAGTGGTCAGTGGTAAGCGAGAGCGAGTGGTAAGTGGTAAGGGAAGCACCTGAGCACCTGAGCACCTGAGCACCTAAGAACCTTCGGAATGGGGAGCGTGAGCACGATGATCATCACCGTAGCGAGCTACAAAGGCGGCGTGGGCAAGACAACCACCGCGGTGCACCTGGCCGCATACCTGGAGACGCTGGCGCCGACGCTGCTGCTGGATGGCGACCAGACACGCAACGCGACCGCGTGGGCGCAACGTGGCGACGGCTTCCCTTTCCGCGTGGCGACGATCGACCAGGCGGCGAAGCTGGCGCGCAGTTACAACCACATCGTGATCGACACCGGCCAGCGCCCCAGCGGCGACGACCTGAAGGCCGCGGCCGAGGGATGCGACCTGCTGGTGGTGCCCACGGTGCCGGCGGCGCTGGAGACCGATGGCCTGGGCCAGACCATCCGCGCGCTGCAGGGCATCGACGCCGCCTTCCGGGTGCTGCTGACCTCGGTGCCTGCATACGCCGCCAAGGAGTCCGCCGAGCTGCGCGCGCTGCTGGCCGCGGCCCGTGCGCCGGTGTTCGCGCAGGAGATTCCGCGGCTGGAAGCCTTCAAGAAAGCGGCGGCGGCGGGCTGCATCGTCGACAAGGCCGAGGACCGCAACGCCGCGCGGGCGTGGGCAGCATACGTCGCCGTCGGAGGTGAACTTCGTTCCGTTCTCGACGCTGCGCGTGAAAGATCGAAAGACAGCGACCAACGCATGGAGGCCCACGCATGAGCACGCCGAAGAGCACACTCGCCTCCGCATTCGCGGGCATCAAGGCAGCGCAGTCACCCGAAGCCGGTAGTGACCCCCGACGTAAAAGCGCGCAAGAGGCGCCGCATCTGGTGGCGAAGCCGCCGGCAGCAGCCGGCAAGAGCGCGAAGAGCACCAACCCGGACTTTGAGCCGGTGAAGATCTACATCCGCAAGGACACGCGCAAAGCGGCCGCGCGGTTGTGGGAGGATCGCGACGGCGGCGACTTCTCCGAACTGGTTGAGCATCTGCTGAGCGAGTACCTGGGCACTTAGGCGCTTAGGCGCTGGAGGTTGACCGATGACTGAGAAGGGAATCGAGAGTGAACTCGCCGGGGCCGACCACGGGCTGATTCGTTGGTGTAAATGCGCGGAGATGTACTACCGCAACAACCACGACGGGACGCGCGACTACACCATCAAAGGCGTTTCGTCATGCCCTATGTGCCATGGGTCTGGGTACGTGGCCCGATGTGTGGATTGCAGCGGCGCTGGCGTGGTGCGGAACGCAAGGTGCGCCGCGTGCGGTGGGTGTGGAGTCAGGAGCAAGGAGGCACCCTGGAGGCCGCTTGGCCCGCTCGCCGATGTGATGGACCGCAGCCCGATCGGCACACCCTATGGAGCGGAGGAGCCAACACGATGAGCGAGGCAGAAACAAGGTGGATTCGGATTTTGATGACCGCGTTGGAAGAGTCGGTGAAGCTGCAGAGCCACTACGCCGAGCTTTTAAATATGCACGATGGTGGAGAACGCAGGACGTTCCCGCACGCGACAGATTGGCTCGAACGTCTGCTGGTCACCGAAATTATCCCATTGTCCGAGGTTAACGGAATTCTTAATTCGCTTGCCCAATCGGCAGCCGAGCTCAAGCCATGAGAACGATTGGGATAGCGCCGGGGGATGCAGTGTTGCTGGTCGAGCGGCGCGGCGCGCAGCAGATCGTCCACAACGCGCTGGTGTGCTCGCTGTCGATGGATGCCGCGCAGGCGGGTACGCTGGGCGAGACCATGATCGACGCGGCGTTTGTGAGCGCAATTGCGGGCTTTGCCGAGGGCTTACCGCGGAAGATGCGGCCGGATGCCGACCTGGACTGGCCGCATGGGATGGTCCACGCGCGCGACGTCGTCCACATCAGCCACCGCGACTGGATCGAAGGCCGCGCCGGGTTGGCGTACGAGGAGTTGCCAGGGCCGACGCCGGGCATGTGCCGCTACTGCCGATGCACCGAACAGCGCGCGTGTGCGGCGGGTTGCTGGTGGCTCTACCCCGACGACCGGACGGTCTGCAGCAGCCCGGAGTGCGAGGCGAAGTGGGTGCGGGACAACAAACTGCGGGCAGGAGGGCGGGCGATATGACCCAGCACTATCCCAAGGGGACGATCAGCATTCGGAAGTGGTGCAACACCTGCGGCAGGGAGACGGAGCACTCGGTCAGCGACGGCAGGGTAGGCCGCTGCGTCCAGGACCACCATCCGCCCAGCCAGCCGAAGCCGGCAAAGCCCGCGAAAGCAGAACAGGGGGGATTGTTTCCATGAAGATCAAGAGCACGGAGATTACGGTGAACGGCGCGACCTGGAACACGAACCAGCGGCGCCGGGACATTGCCTGCACGGTCTGCGAGGTGTCGACCAAGGGCCGGCTGAACGGCAAGCCGTACTGCCTCGATTGCGGAATGAAGGAGCTGCTGAAGCCGCTCTCCGAGGTTAAGGATTTTCTGGGGGGTTTGTTCGCATGAGGCCGGCGAAGGTGGTGGTGCTGGCGTGCAGCGATGAAGGGAAGCTGAGTGTGCGCCGGTTTCTATTCCGCACGCGGGGCTATCGCGTGGCCTCGGCAGCGACCGCGGAAGAAGCGCTGGCCATCCTCGGGATCGGGGTCGGCGGCCTGGGCAAGGCGGGCCCGGATGCCGAAATGCAGCAGGTGGATCTGCTGCTGGTCGAATTGCCGCTGCAGGGCTTCGGCGCGGAGGTCCTGCGCCAGGCCAAGCGGCTGCTCCCGAGTTTGCGCACGCTGCTGCTCTGCCACCATACCGAAGTAGAGTACGACCGCGAGATCGCCGATGTCATCCTGCCGCCGGAGGCGGGGCGGGCGGAGCTGCTGGAGCGCGCCAAGATTCTATGCATACGCAAACGCGGCCCGACGAAGAAGCCGCCGGCGAGGGCGCTGCCACCATTCGGCAGCAAGAGCGACGGCGTGCATCTCTCCGACCTGCGCGCGGCGCGGGAAAGGCACGGCGCGACCGACCCGAGCTACTGGAAGATGGTCAACGGGGAGCGCGTTCACTTCGACCCAAATGTGACCATGGGCGCGGAGTTTCTGGAGTACGGGCCGAAGAAGAAGGGAGCAGCATGAGCGATTATTCAAAGGAGGACCCACCGATGGACAACGAACTGGAGAACGGCAAGGCGAAGGCTTCGCCAGCACTGGCGGACCGCCTCGCGAAATACTTCGACAAGGCAGTCATCGACCAAAACACCGAAGTTCAAACGCGGCCGAACCTGCACGCGGTCGCCGTCAATGCAACCGAGATGAAAGAGTCCAATGCGCAGATCGGCGAGTACCTGCGCGCGAAGCTGGAGGCGCTGGAGGCCGAGCACGCCGAGATTCAGAGCGCGGTGGACATTGCGACTGAGAACAAGTGGGCATCAGATGCCCTGGTCAATGTGGGCAAGCGACTCGAACGCCAGGTGACGTATTACGGGAAGCTGCTGCTGGCCGTCGACGCGGGCTTTACGATCGTGCCCAACATGCCCTGCGATCAATTCGCCATCCGGACGTCGCGGGCGAGGCCGCTGCGCCAGGAGAGAATCGAGAGCCACTTCTACAAAATGACCCCGAGGGTGCCCGACGAGAAAGCGCAGATTTTACAGCCAGGCGAAGGCCGGAACGAGTCCCCAGTCCAGCGGGTGCTCAAACAAGTCACCCTGGAGAAGATGCCGGACCAAGACAGGATCACCGTCCGCGCCTGGGCGGACGACTGGACACCGATCGAGTTTCCGTTTGCCGCCGCGCGGCCGGTGGTGATGACCGCGACGCAGGCCGCGATGGCGCTGAAGCTGTTCGACCGCATCGGCCTGGTGCCGCAAAGTGTAAGGAACGACGCGGACCCGATCGTGCTCGGGCAGATTGTTTTGCGAGAGAGCGGTTGGGAGCGTATGACGAGCTTCCTGATCGCATGGCATCTGGACCTGCGGACGCTCTGACCGGCGTCTAATGAATCATGTTCAAGAACACGGTGCTGAAGGCGCTGGGCGACGACGTGATCGAGCGGCTGAAGTTGCGGCCGGTGACCTTCGCGGTTCAGCACGAGTTGGAATATCCAGGCACGCCCATCGACAAAATCTACTTCGTCGAAGAGGGCATGGCGTCGATGACCGTCACCTTCTACGACGGGACACAGGTCGAAGTGGGGATGTTTGGCTGCGAGTCGATTATCGGGATATCGGCGTTGATGGGGACGAAACAAAGCCTGAACCGCGCCTACACGCAAATCGCCGGCAAAGGCTATAGCTCGCCGGTGGAGCAGGCGCGGCGGGAGTTCGCGCGCGGCGAAGTATTCCAAATGCTGGCGCTGCGCTACGTGCAGGTCCAGCTTGTCCAGTCGATGCAATCGGCCGCCTGCAACGCGCGCCACAACTTTGAGCAGCGCCTGGCTCGGTGGCTGCTGATCTGCGCGGACCGCGCGCATAGTGAAACCTTCGAGATGTCGCAGGAGTATATGGCGCAGATGCTGGGCACGACGCGATCGACAATTTCAATCGCGGCGGGGAAGTTGAAGGAGTTGCGGCTGGTCGAATACACGCGCGGCGTGGTGCGAATCATCAATCCAGCGGGACTCGAAAACGTGGCGTGCGAGTGCTACCGGGTCATCAAATACCACCTGGACAACTATGACGGGTTTGACAGCCGGGTTGTTTCTTAGACAGGAGCACCAATGGAAACGAATCGCAGAAGGTTCATCACATCCACGGCTGCAGCAGCGTTGGCGCTGGCGGTCATGCCGCGTGCATTCGGTTACTCGAAAGCTGGAGAAGAGTATCGCGCGGTCTACATTTTGCGAGAGAACGCGTGGGCGAGGGCCGACTTTGAGGAGTTGCGCAAAGGCGACTGGTTTCTGTTGTGGGATATGCCGACAGGGATTGAAACGGGTGAGGCGATTTACGAGGCCACTTCTGAGATAACACCGGGGCGCGTGGACGGAATTGAAGCCAAGACGGTGAAGGTCTGGCTGGATGGCGCCTGGATCGGAAAAGCCTAGTCGCGCTGCGGCCAAACCGAAGCATAGGCGCTGAGCGGGACGACTGGATCGAGCGGCTCAAGCTCGGCAAACATGTCCGGCTTCTCGACGCCGGCGACTTCATCGTAGGTCGAAAGCGAAGCCAAAGGGAGAAAGAACTGTTTTGCGATCGCGGTGGGAACGCCGGAGCAGGTGAGCACCATCGCGCGGCGCGTGTAAGTCAGCAAATACCACGCCTGCATCCAATCGCCCTGCAGGCTGAGATCAATCTCAGAGAGAAGACGTTTGCGCTCGGCGATCGGGTCAAGGTCGAGCCAGTGACATGCGCATTCAAAGCTGCGCTCCCACTCATCCTTATCGCTCTGCAGCGGTCGCAGATCGGAGATCCACCAACGGGCCAGGATGGCGAGGTCGGTGGGTAGACCACCGCTTGTCTTCATCGCTTCATCAACAGCTTGATCCAACACCCGACGCCAAAACAGCAACGGTGGATCGGAACGCATGCGACGAACAAGTTGCGGCTGGCGCATGTAATGACGCTTGCTTTTGACTGTGGAGAGGGTGAGTGCCATCAGATTGCGTCCGCAACGTGCGGGGGGAAGGTGCGCATGAGTACCGAGCTTAGGGCTGAGAATCGCCGGCGTCTGTCAGGCTGCTCACTGTGCGGCTTCGCACTTAGGAGGTGGTGGCGCATGACCCTAGACGTACGCGCCAGGCCAATGGAATTGAAACTCCACTTCTGGGTGAGGACGAACACCGCACAGTTGACGGGATCGAGCAGCGCACGGCATAACCTACACGGCGCGAGTCTCGGCGCCAAGCCAGCAGCTCTGTATGCAAGGAAGGGCCTCAGTACCCCGCAACCTCAACGGGTCCTTCCCAGACATCGCTCGCTGCGGGTGACGCGCTACCGCGAGCCCGGCCTAGCACCATTTTTATTTTTTTTAGTTTTCCGTTTCCGCCGATGCCGAAGATCAAACAGCCCGCGAAGCACGATGCCCTGGCGATCGACGACGTTGCGGCCCTCCTTTTTGTCACCGACCGCACCATTCGCAACTGGCTCAAAGAGCGTGACATGCCCTCTGTCGCCGACGAGCGCGGGCGGCGCTTCATCTGGTCGGACGTGCTGCCCTGGTACGTGAAAATGAGGGCCGACGATGACGGAAATGCACGGAAGCGAGCCGTCTCCTGGCCGCCCACAGCACCGGTCGGTGAGCCGACAGGTCCTGATGCCGGTTGGTCGGAGCTGCAGAAGCTCCAGGAGCGCAAGAATGAGCTACGCGAGGCTGGCGCCGAGGCGGTCCTGCGCAATGCGATCGCGTCGGCGGATCTCCGCGAGCTCGAGCTGGCGGAGCGCCGCGGCCAGGTAGTCGCCGTCGACGACGTCGCCCGCACCATGCAGGACACCGCAAAAAACCTTCAGACCAAGATCCTCGGCTGGCCCACGCTGATGATCGGCCGTGTCTTCGGGCTCCGCGATCGCAACCAGCTCTTCGGCGTACTGACCAGCTCCGCGCGCGACCTCTGCGCCGACCTGGCCAGCGGGAGTAAGGCGCCCGATGCCTAGCTTCCAGTCCAGCGCCGATTCACTCGCTGCCCTGCAGCGCGCCGTCGTTCTCTCTCTCGCGCTCCTGACCCCGCCGGCAGAGCTCACCGTCTCCGAGTGGGCAGACCTCAATGCGCGCCTCCCGCCCGAGGGCGCCTCCGAGCCTGGCCAGTGGTCCACCGACCGCGCACCCTACCAGCGCGGCATGATGGACGTCGCCAACGAG